TAAATTGACAAGACTCGGAATGATGCCAGTCAAAATTCCAACCTGCATCTCGATTGGCTTGATTGATTAAAGGACGGATCTCTCGATATATCCATTCATCATTCATCCACACAATCGATGAGTTTCTTGTTTTATATAATTTCGAAATATCTTTTTGATCGGTGGGCGTCTTACCACCAAAGTCACCAGTGAGTGCCGTTTGATCGGCTTGTTGTTCTCCATAAGCAATAATGTCATCGCAAATACGAGGAGGAATAGCTCCTTGGAAAACGTACCAATAATTTTCTAAATTCATTTCTTACCTCTTCTATTTCTTATAATAACTTAGGATTATTTTTTTTCAACATCTTTACTAAAAGTTAATCTGACATTACCTGCAATAGTCAAAGCATTATCGGTTTTTTTAACACAATGTTCTAAATAACTTGGAAATAAAACAATTTGATTTTCTTTGCATTTCGGTAAAAAATTACAATTATTACCAAACAGCTTTTGCTTTCTATCATCTTTATAAAAACACTCTAATAGATATCTGTTAGAATTTAAAAAAACAGTTCTCGCTTCTTCTATTTTTTTATAAATGATAAAAGAAAGGTCTGAGTTGGCATGAATATGGTTTTCTTGAAAATCATTGTTTTCATACGTATTCTCCCAAATATTTAATATTTCTAATTCATATTTAGGAAGAGGTGTTTCATCCAACAAGCCTACAATAACCTCTAATATATGTTCAGCACATTCGTCTGTAATTATATTTTTAGTCTTAAAACTACTTTTAGTTTCTGACAACCAAGTTTTTTTTGTTTCTTCATATTCTAAATTTACTTTAGAAGAATCTATATTTCCTATCCAAATAGGAATTGAAAACAAATCTAATTTCATAAGATTACCTTTCTATTTCTTATAATAACTTAGGATAAGAAAAAATCAATTAGTTTTGAAACTTGTACCTTATAATAACTGTGCCTGAACCACCGGCTCCTGAGGAAGGACCAAAATCTCTTGATCCACCGCCACCCCCGCCTGTGTTTGCTGTGCCAGCTTGTGCTGTTGTGCCGGGACCACTTGCAGCGCCAAATCCTCCATCTCCACCGCCACCTGAGCCACCGCTTGCGCCGGGTTGATTTTGACCATTTCCACCACCACCACCTGCACGAGTAACAGCAGAACCTGTAATGGATGAAGAAGCACCATCTCCACCAGTTCCTTTGTCAGAGGAGCTTGGTCCAGAAGAAGTACCTGTAGCACCTGCACCACCTCCTCCTCCGCCCTGACTATGAGCACCGGGACCACTAGAACCACCATCATTACCTTGAGAGGGGCTAACAGTAGGGGTATTACCAGATCCACCAGCGTAACCTCTTCCGCCTCCTCCTCCGCCAGATCCACCAGAGCGACCGGGATTTCCACTGGGAGCAAATCCACCACCTCCTCCTCCGCCAGCAGAAGTATAGGTAGTAATAAAAGGAGCTGATATTTGAGAGTTGCTTCCATCACCACCGGGAGTGGGACTTGGAGCAGTATTGTTCGTACCAGCACCACCACCACCAACAGTGATGGTCACTGATCCCGTGCTTCCACCAGTGGGAATAGAAGAAATTTCACGGTATCCACCGCCTCCTCCACCTCCACCGATTTGAAAGCCTCCAGCACCACCGCCAGCGACGATGAGAGATGTAAACACATCGTTTCCACCGGGATTGCCTCCGTCAGTAATTGTCAGCGTACCAGAGGAATTAAAAGTATGAACTTTAAAATCTCCATCAGTTGAAACAGATCCACCCGTAGCGGCAATATAAGCAGGATTACTTGGAGTCACTGAATTACTTGCTGCTGAAGCAGCGCTCGTACCTACAGAATTAGTAGCTGTAACAGTGAAAGTATAAGCTGTGTCTGTTGTTAAACCACTAACGGTGATTGTGCCTGATCCTGCTTGATTTAAAGTACCAGTGATTCCATCAGGGCTAGAAGTGGCCGTGTACTGAGTGATTGGAGCACCACCATCATCGGAGGGAGCTGTGAAAGTAACTGTTGCTGTTGTACCACTCGTCGCTGTCGCTGTTCCAATTGTCGGAGCATCAGGAACTGAAGCTGTCAAGTTTCCAACATTACTTTCAACAGTAAACAACCATCCCTTTGTTGCATCGACATAAACTAAGATTACAGATGCTCTGTCTGTTGTTATAGTTGCATTAACAGCATTTCCTTGAATATTAGATCCATTTCTAGCGATCGTGAGATTATTTGTTGCAAAATTAGCTGCATAATCTTTAAACGCAACTTGATCACCAGCACTTGGAGAAGCTGGAAGAGTTGCAGTAATTGCAGCTGAACTTGTATCTACAAAATACCCCTCGCCTGCAGCTGCAGTAAATGCTGATGTTTTGGCTGTAGTTTGCCAATCAATCGCTCCAGCGATACCTTGAACGGTTGCATTAGAAGCATCAAAAGTTGCACCACTGGGTAAGGTAACAGTGTCTCCTGATTCACCTAAAGTTAAAGTTGTTCCTGTTTTGGGTTTAAGCGTATCAACGCTTATTGCACTATTTGGTCCATCAAGTTCTAAATCTGCCATAACAATAAAATACTACAATAATTGGAATTGAAAAGAAAGATTTACTATTGCATCTTCGTTTTTGTTGGGTGTCAGATAATGAGTTAAATCAGAATTAAAGATGATAAAACGATTTTCTAACATCGGAATACGATACCTTGCATGTTTTTCTCTGCCTTTCGTATATTCAAAGACAATCTCTGAAGGCTCTTTGCCAGCTTCTAACGTGTAAATACAAGATATATCAGGAGAGTTCCATAGATCAAATTCATCAATATGATGATGTGTATTAATGGTGTGTCCTTTGTTTTGAATTAACCCTGCTCGTTGTGTCAGAATCGGTGTTCGTCCATATTCCGCTCTGTAGTGATCTCGGATATAATCGAGTATCCAAGTAATGTGTTGATCATCACTGATCTCAATATAATCTTTGTGATAATTAAAAATGTCTTTGCTTTGAAAATTATTCAACGCATAATTTTTGATGATATTTGTTTTGATACGGTCTAAATCTAATTTGTCTTTGAGAATAGAAGGAATTTCTCCGTAGACAATTGATTGTTCCGTAAGAAGAATCTTACTTTGCATTTATCTTACAAGGAAACCCAAGCAGAAGTATCAACATCCCAACGAAATGATCCTTGAGGATCTTCTTCATCGGTTGCAGTCCAACGAAGATTAGCTTCATCCCAAGTGATAAGATAAGGTTGAGCAGGATCTCCATATTCTGTTACAGAAGGATAAGCAACAGGTGCTTCCCATGTACAGGATGTTTCGTTTAATACCCAAGAAGTATAACCTGTGGGTTTGGGTGGAATAAACGCATCACGATCTTCATCATACGTATGACCAATGCCTGCATAATTTTTACGAAAAGCTTTTGATTGATCTGCAGATTCATTACCATCTGCATCATAGTGTTTGCCACCTTTTGTATTGTAGGAAGTTTTCTTCCATAGTGGCCAACCGTGAATAGACTCTAAAAACTGTATTCCTACAGTTTCATCTTCTTGATCATTAGCATCGGAAGTATCTGCATCAGCAACAACTTCCACACCAATAACTTTAGAATTTATACCTAGTTTTGCAAAATGTGCCATGTTATTTACCTCTCATTAATTTAATTTGTTTTACTAATTTTTCAATCATTAGTTTTATTGAAACTTGTATCGTATAATTACGACTCCTGAACCGCCACCACCTGATGATCCATAATTTCCAGAACCGTCGTGACCACCGCCACCACCGCCTCCTCCAGTATTAGAAGTTCCTGAAGAGCCATCGTCGTCGGATGATGGTGCATTTCCACCAGCGCCACCACCACCAGTTCCACCAGCGCCACCTGTAGGACTAGTTGAGTTATGAGCTCCACCACCTCCACCACCTGCATAAGCAGTGGGAGAACCCGTGATTGAAGTAGTGGCACCAGCGCCACCTCGAATTCTCATGTCAGGATTGTTAGTAGAAGGAGACCCACCAGTGCCAGTGCCTGTTGCACCTCCACCACCAGTTCCATTATATGGATTATAACTGCTACGAGAGGCTCCCTCACGACCTTGAGGAGGGCTAACGGAAGGAGTGTTACCAGATCCCCCAGTTCCACCACCATTACTGCTTGGTGTAACTGCTATTGTTGAACCTCCACCACTACCTCCATCTCTGCCATTGTATGCGGTAAATGGTGTGGAGGTATCTAAATTACCTCCGCCACCACCACCCGCAGAAGTGATAGTTGAAAAAACTGAATTTGAGCCACTGGGGGCAGCTTGGGGTTTTCCATTAGATCCGGGTTCTCCTGAACCACCACCACCGATTGTAATTGGATAGCCTTGAACTGATACGGGTAAACCAGAACCAGCGTCTAAAGGTGATGCAGTATATGTATCATAGGTTGCTTTACCTTCTCTAAAACCACCTGCTCCACCTCCACCACCAATTGAACCTCCACCTGCTCCACCTCCGGCAACAACCATGTAAGATACGCTATCAGAGCCTGCAGGGTTTCCAGCATCACTTACAGTAAAAGTACCACTTGATGTAAATGTGTGAATTTTGAAATCACCGCTAGTTGTAACTGTTCCTCCTGTGGCAGAAACAAAAGCGGGAGCAAAAGGTGTAACTGAATTACTTGCAGCAGAGGCTGCACTTGTTCCTACAGAATTTGTAGCGGTTACAGTGAACGTATAAGACGTTCCGTTGGTTAGACCAGTGACGGTAATTGTACCAGAACCAGCTTGAGATAATGTCCCAGTTATTCCGTCTGGAGAGGAAGTAGCCGTATACTGAGTAATAGGTGATCCTCCGTCATCAGCAGGAGCTGTATAAGAAACTGTTGCTGTACCAGAAGCACCTGTGGCCGTCGCAGTACCAATAGTAGGGGCGTCGGGAACAGAAATATTTAAATCTCCAACATTACTTTCATTAGTGAATAACCAACCTTTAGTGGCGTCAACATAAACCAAAATAACAGATGCTCTATTTGTAGTTAATAATGCATCTTCCGCATTTCCTTGAATATTAGAACCATTTCTGGCAATCGTTAAATTGTTTGTAGCAAAAGTTCCTGCATAATCCTTGAAAGCAACAATGTCACCTGCACTCGGACTAGCGGGTAGCGTAGCAGTTATCGCTGCGCTTGATGTATCAACGAAAAAACCAGATCCTGCTGTTGCAGTAAACGCAGAAGTTTTAGGGGTGGTGTTCCAAATTATAGAGCTAGTGCCATTGAAAGAGGTGCCTGTTAAATTAATAGTGTCACCTGTATCACCTAGGTTTAAGGTGTTGCCTGTGTAAGATTTTATATTATTTACTTTTATATCACTTGCCATTTTTATTCCTTAATTTTGAAACTTGTACCTTATTCTTACAATACCAGATCCGCCACTCGGACCTGCAAAAGGAGCATTATTTTCTTGAGACGCTGATCCGCCACCACCACCTGTATTGGTAGTTCCATTTGTGCCCGGAGTAGTTGGTGTTCCAGCTGCGCCTCCCTCGCCACCGCCACCGAGGCCACCGAGGCCACGTTCGGATGTTGTATTATCAGGACATCTTGTTGAGCCCCCTCCACCACCAGAAAAAGAAGAAGATGAACCTGAAAAAGATGTTGTTGCTCCATCGCCACCCGGACCTCCCTGCCTACTTGTTCCGTTGGTACCTGCCTGAGTTGCTCCTCCACCACCTCCTGCTACGTTATTACTTCCTGAGCTAGTGCCTGATCCACCATTGCTTCCTTGAGGAGGACTGACAGAAGGGGTGTTACCAGAGCCACCCGGTCTCGAACCTTGATTATACATGGCTCCTCCACCACCTGATCCACCAGCGCCGCCAGTATTGGCATCCGTAAATGAACCATTAGGATTTGTCGTACGACCGCCATAGCCACCACCTGCAGAGGTAATGGTTGAAAAAATTGAATTAGATCCCGGAGTCGCAGAAGCATTATCTGTTCCTCCCGGCGATCCAGAACCGCCACCACCAACAGTGATTGGATAAGCTTGAACGGAAACTGTTAAACCACCACCAGAGCTAGCTAAAGGTGAAGCAGTCCAAGCCGCAGGGCTAGGCACAGATTCTCTAAAACCACCTGCTCCACCGCCAGCGCCACAAAAAGCAGAACCACCCGGAGCGTAGGTACTACCCCCACCTCCTCCACCAGCAACAACCATATAATCTACAATAGTTGATCCTGCGGGATTACCTGCGTTGGTAACAGTAAATGTTCCGGAAGAAGTAAAGGTGTGAATTTTATAATCACCAGAAGTTGTGATTGTGCCTCCTGTGGCAGCTACGTATTGAACATTTTCTAAATCACCGACATTACTTTCATTGATAAAAAGCCAACCTCGAGTTGCATCAATATAAATTAAATTTACAGAAGCTCTGTTAGTTTCAATCGCACTATCATTAGCAACTCCTTGAATGTTAGAACCGTTTCTTGCAATGATTAAAAAGTTAGTGCCAAAAGTTCCTGCGTAATCCTTGAAAGCAACTTGATCTCCTGCTGAAGGTGAAGCGGGAAGCGTTGCAGTAATTGAAGCTGATGTTGTGTTTACAAAATACCCCTTGCCTACAGCTGCAGTAAACGCAGAGGTTTTGACTGTTGTTTGCCAATCAATACCGGAAGATATATCTGTAGAACCACCTAAAGATACAGAACTTCCATTAATTGTTATGGCTGAATTTTCTAAAGATGCATTAGGAATTGATCCTGCTGCGTAATTAACTGTATCACCAGAAGCTCCAACTGTTAAAGTTCCACTTCTACTTTCAACGGCATCAACTTTAATCTTTGACATTTATACGACCACCAATGTTCCTGTAATTGTTTGTGTGCCTGTTATGGTAACAGGTCCTGCTAAAACTCCTGAGTCTAATGTTTGATCATCACTAATAGTTGAAGCATGTGTTGTTACATACGTTGTTGCATCCATATCAGGAGAGGGTGCTTTCGATGCAGGGTATGTACAGATCACTGTTTTTTCCCCTGCGGAAAAATTTACTAAGTTATCAGAATTACTAGAAGAGAAAACGGTTGTACGAGATAAGGTATCAGGAGTGGCATCCGTCACGGTGCCTCGACCGACTTCAAATTCTGCTCCACCAAAAATTGCATAGAAAGTTTCTTTTGCATTTCCTACACCGGCAACAAAGGTTTCAAATCCTTCCACAGCTCCTGCTAAATTAACAGTGCCTGTGCCTGTGGTTGTGGTGGTTTCTTTTACTCGATCGTTAAGAATTAGTTGCGCCATAAAATAATATATAGCATTAAGCTACCTCTCTGTCATCTACTTCTGTCCATGTATTTGTAGCAGAATCATCCACTGGAGTCCACGTATTTGTATTACTGTCATCTACCGGAGTCCAAGCGTTCGTGACTCCCGGAATTAAAGGAGACCATGCGATAACACCGACACTTGCTTGAGTTGATGTAATTTCAATACCTGTTGGAGTGACTAAACATTGACCAACAACGGTTACACTACCATCTGCTGTTGTTAGGGCCTCACCTGTTACAGGAACATCGGCTCCTGCTTGACCCTCTGCTGTGCCTTGAACGACGGTTAACGCAATACCTGTTAATGTAACAAAAGCAGAACCTGTGACGGTTTCATCACCAATCGCTGTTGTAAGACTTTCGCCTGTAACAGGAATATCTGTGCTTGCTTCAGCAATAACAGATCCTTGAGTTGTGGTGAGAGCAATACCGGTTGGAGTGACTGTCGCATTTCCAACAATAACTTCATCGCCTATGGCAGTTGATAATGAAATACCGGTTGGAGTTGCTGTTGCATTTCCAACAACTGTAGGAGTACCGATAGATGTTTCAATTAATGATTCGGCACCAACGACAATGGTCGTTTGACCACCGGCAACAATAGAATATGGACCAATTGCTGTAGTCATGGCCTCGCCTGTTACAGCGACACCAACATTGGGAATAACTACACTGCCTTGATTTGTCGATAAAGATTCACCAGTGACCGCAACATCAATACCTATATCGGCTTGGACACTTCCTTGTGTTGTAGTGAGAGCAATGCCTGTAGGAGAAACAACAGCGTTTCCAACAACTGTTTCCGTGCCTAAGGCTGTAGTAAGAGCAATTCCTGTAACAGAGACCGTGGCCCCCGCAGAAATAGTTTCATTTCCAATGGCTGTAGATAACGCAACGCCAGTAACCGCAACAACTGCGTTTTTACTGCCTTGCGCACTAAAGGAATCTTCAGCAAAAGTTGTAGTTCCAAAAAACATAACTGTATCTTAGCCCAACTACAACAAAAGCTAAATAATTATATTAAGATATTCTTAATATAGCGTTAGATGCGTCTGCTGCTGGGAATTGAATTGTAAATGTTCCTGATGTTGAAGTTTTTACTGCACCAAAATCTAGAACCATTACTGCTGCATTTGTATTAGTAGTTGCAGAAGTATTGGAGTTATAGATAACGGCTGCTTGTGCTGAAATTGTAGCACTAGTGAAATCCAAATCAGCAAAATCAATAAATGCTGTTGCACCTGACCCTGAAGCACCTTGATTTGTTAAGTTACCACCACCAGATGCATAGCTCCCTGAAGCACCAACTTCGTTAGAAGTTGTGAATGCTGTAGTTGTATTACTTAACGTTGCAGATGCAGTGTACAAAGCTAGTTTAAACTGATCTCCACCAGAAGAATCAAAATCGTGTTCTCCTTCTAATAGTTCAACCTTAAAACTATCACAGACTGCTTGTGTAATTGCCATTTTTATTTACTCCGTTATGGTGATACCGATTTCATTGGAATGCGTAAGACACCATTTCCATACTCATCCCTACGTTTTCTGCCCATTTGAGTCTGTGCCAAATTTTGCACTGCCTGAGCATACTTTTGTTCGTATAATTGCACATATGGAGGATTTTTCAAGTAAGAAAAAGCTTCGGCGGTTGTGCCATAAATTAAAACTTCTGGAGCGTCTGTAGATAAATAAGTAGTCGTATTTGAACTTGATAAGTGATCAGGAGTTTTATTGTACCATAATTCAACAGTCAAAGCTGCATTGGGAGTAGGAGCGAAAATCATCGTGTTTTGATCCCAGTTAGCATAATATTTTGGAGTGCCTGTATTATTGGTTCTATCTATATTATATTCGTCTATAAAAGTTGTGTCTCGTTGCTCCAACCAAGTTCGATCATTTGTTGTTGTATTGACTATTTGTACCGCACGCTCAAATGCAAAATCATCTGGCATTGTAATAAAAGGGCTACCAATCGTAAAACTAGAAGTAGCAAATTTTCTAAAAGCATCAATATCAATTTCTCTCTGAACTCTATTTTCAACATTTTCTATAAAAACATTTAAAACGGAATCTGATAAAACGTCAGAACTTACTTCTGTGTAATTCCTTACATTAGTTAAAAGATCAGAATAATTCATGATATCACCACTGTTACTGTACCAACACTCGAACCGATGATCAATGCTTTACTTTGTTTAGAAGGTTGCATTCCATTAGATTCAAAAGCTGAGTCACCTGGTGCTCCTACAAAAACAGTTACTGGCTCTTCTCTAGCGGGTCTAGTGAAAGGTAATGCCTGGGCATCTGCTGCATGATAAGAAGGGTCTAATTGTGGATGTTTAGGCTCATAACACTCAGGACAAACTTCCAAACCATTCCATTCTTTTTTTAGTTGTAAAAATTTATATTGCTGACCACATCGATCACAAATCGCTAAAGCATATTTACCAGAAGCAAATACAGCCATGTTATGATCCTACATAATAGTTTTGAGGAGTTAAGTGAATAGAGGCTCTTTGACCGTCCTCTGTCAAAGCTCTCTGTAATTCGTCCTCATAATATAATTTTAATGTTTGAGTCATTTGAGGATTTGTTTTTTGTGAAAGATAAAAAGCTAATCCTGAAACCATACAAGGAAGAAATCTAAAAGGAGCATCTGGTTGGTTTGTATATGCTCCAGCGTCCTGTATTCTTCCTATGTAATTAAAATTAATCTCACTACCAGTCGTATCAGGTGTTTGATATAAATTAATTTGTACATTAGATAAATTTCTTTCTACGTAATATTGTGTTGGTTGACCTTGAGAAAATTTATTTGGAATAGCTTGATATTCTGACCTAGAAATTTTTGTCATTGTTGTGTCCGTGGTTGTTCCACTCGTAACTTGTCTAAAAGTCATTTCTAAAACATCACTTGCATCTGCTGGAGCTGTGTAAGTTGTTGTTCCTGCAGTTAAGCTTGTAGTTTGATTTTCTACTTTCCACAAATGAATACCTCTGTTCATCCACTCTTGAAATAAAATATTAAGACTTCGACGTGCTGATTTTAAATCATAACCAGAACGTGTTTGAAGACCACATCTCTCGTATGCGTCCTCAATAACGTCATCAATATCTAAATTAAAAGCAGTTGTCCCAGAGGTAGCCATTTAATTACTTCTTTTTCATCATGCCGCCGCCACGTTTTTTCATCATACCGCCGCCACGTTTCTTCATTACTTGTTTTTTCTTAGGTGATCCACCTTTACCCATAGCAGTCATTCCTGAAGCCATCGCTTTTCTAGGAGACATTTTTGCATCTCCACCCATAGCCATTTTCTTCATCATACCGCCGCCACGTTTCTTCATTACTTGTTTTTTCTTAGGTGATCCACCTTTACCCATAGCAGTCATTCCTGAAGCCATCGCTTTTCTAGGAGACATTTTTGCATCTCCACCCATAGCCATTTTCTTCATCATGCCACCACCACGCTTCTTGGCCATGCCACCTTTTTTCATCACTTGTTTTTTCTTCATCATGGTAATTACCTCTTTTTATTTAGTTGTTCATACGTACGTTGCCTTTCGGCTACTACTTCCTCGTAGTAATCCTTAGGCCATTTCTTATAATAACCTATCTTGTGTAGTTTGCAACTTGCTTCATATAGCTGTTTAAATTTTTGTATTAACATCATCGAATATTGTAATTCTGAATGTTCCACAGGTTCTTCGGTAGGATCACAAAGAAAAGCTTCACTATCAGGATCAGCTGGAGTCTCAGGATGAAAACCCATAAAATAAACGTCCCTTTTATTATAAGTTTTATTATAAAAATCTATCTTATCTTGAAATTGTTCTGGAGAATATTGATCAAAAAAAGGGTCACAGTAGATTATAATATCGTGTTGCTTTTTATTCCAAGATTTAATGACATCGGTTAATTGTTTTTCGTATCTCGATTTATCGGCACGAACCTCTATTCGTACTTTATTATCTTTTCTCCATTTAGCTGCAAAAGGACAAGCTGGAAAACCGATATGTTTATTCATTGGTTCTAAGACAGTCTTAGACCAATTGATAACGTCTTTTTTTATTTCTTCAGCTTTTTTTCTTCTTGACAATTGTTTTCACGTTAGTGGGTTTACCACCAACACCTTGAGGTTTTGATCTTTTTCTTGAAACTGCTGATTTGATCTGTCCTTTAGTCATGCTACTGGCTTTTGCTCTTGGGACACACTTAGGGTACTTTCGTTTAGCATCTTTCTTTTGTTTTGTTCTACCACATTTAGCAAAACTACCATCTTTTTTCTTAGAACCGATGTCGACCCAGTCTTGTTTAAACCACTCTTTAAGTCCGCTTTTTGCCATGTTGTTTCCTTATATTATCTTTACCTTTTTTAAAAATATTAGCGACTTCCTTTTTACCCATTACTTTGGCTCTTTGTTCTCCGACAGTAAGGATTTGAATTTTTCTCGCAAAAGGTTTTTTAACTTTTCGCACTTTTGAGACTGTTTTTCTTGCATCAGTCGGAGTAGCAAACTTAATGCCAACAGTGTCTTTTGGATTTTCATCTGTATATAATCTTCTACCGGATCCTTTAGGTTTTTTTCCTGTACCTTTTTTAGGATCTTTTTGTTTTTCCATTACATTTTTTGAGTTACTTTTCTTTTACTCTCCATAATCATACCACAACCTTTAGCAATACCACCTTGATTATAGTTAGAAATCTTTTTTCTTTGTTGAGAGATAGAACCACCTTTTGCCATTGGCTTTGGTCCTTTAAAATCTTTTCTTTTTTTACCACTAGGATCTTTTATTTTACCAGCACATATCTTAGAGGCGTAAGCATTTGCGTATGCAGATGGATACACGTCGAATTTTCTTTTTGCCGCTTCTTTTCCTCTTTTACATAATTTAGTCATTTACTTTACTTTGCCACCCTTTTTCATATAACCCATTTTGTTTCTCACTTTTTTAGGTAATTTAGATAAACCTGGGTTTTTCTTTTTATCGACTGGTTTTAGTTTCTTTTTCATTTTTTTACCTCCTGTGGATACTTGTTGTTTCATTTGAGACCTAGTAATTCCCATTACTTTAACAACTCTTTAATTTCTTTAATGTCTTCTTGCATTGTTTGAATTTGTACTTTGATAACAGCAATATCTTGTTGCATTTCTGTAACACTATCCGCTTTAGTTTCCACAGCTTGAATGCGTTCACTCCACATTCCCCAAGTCATAACAATAGTTCCTGCGAGAACTATGTAGGGTAAGGCTGTTTTAATATCTAGTTTCATTTTGTTTTTGCACTCATACCGGACAAAGGATTATTTAATGCTTTGTCAACACTTAATTGTAACTCATCCTCAATTATTTTCAACTCATCAAATATCTCTCGAGTATCTTCTTTTTGTCTATCTTCAATATCATTGACAATCTCGGTAATGTGTCGAATATCATTACCCATACTGCGTAAATCTTGTTTCATGTCCCCCTTCAATTCTTTGGCAACGTCAGCCACTAGGGTAATTTCATCTAAAATCATGTCTAATTCTGATTTTATGACTGCGATTTGTTCGTCATAATGAGAAAGGTCAGGTGCAGTATACTCTAAAACTTGGGCTTTCATTGTGAGGTAATCATCATAAAATTTATAGCCAGTCCAGCCACCTCCAATAATTGCACCAATTAATGATAATATTAGAAATAGCTTACCCCCGGTAAACTTTACTCCTTGATATTCAATCGATGTACTGCTCATTAATCATATCTCCAATAGTGACGTCTTGTGCTAATTGAAACAACATACCATACTGATCCTCTATTGTCTTGTTTAAATATTCATTAACATTGGTATCGACGATTGTTGATTGTGCATCAAAGAAAGTCTTCGTATTACCGAGTATTTGCATGACAATCAAAGTTTTAGTTTGAGCGGCATCATCATATCTAGCTTTATCATCAATTTTCTTCACTATTTTAGTAGCAGCTTTTTCTTTTTTTGTTACCTTTGGTTTAGATGATTTCTCTTCTTTTGGCTTTTCTTCTGGATCTTTTTCTTTTTCTTCTGGTTGCGGTTCTTTTTGTTCTGATTCCTGTGGTTCTTCTTGAGGTTCTTCGGTAGTTTCTTCTTCAGGTTCTGGCTCCACCATTTCAGGTTCTTCTTTCATTTCTTCCATTTGCGGTGCAGGTTCTTCAGGTTCTGGCTCAGGTGCTGACATTTCTGGTTCAGGCATTTCTTCTACAGAGGCCATCATCTCAGGTTCCGGTAATTCTTCTAGCTCCATTTGTATCTCAGCTTCAACAGTTTCTACATTTACAGGTATCTCCATTTCCATTTCAGGTGGAGGCAACATCTCCATTGGTGCTGGAGGTGCAAACTCCATATCAAAACTCATCTCTAGATCTATCTCTAATTCTACAGACTCAAAGCTTACTTCTTTTGCCTCAGGCTCAACAGGTGAGAATTCTACTACACCTTCATCAACAGTAATGTCATTAAACTCAAAAACTTCTGTGGCAAAATCTAATTCTGTGGAGTCAAACAAATTTAAGTAAACTATTTCTTCAACAGTTGTGATTTGTTGTTCTATGATTGTATTGATAACATTATAAAAGACGTTGACAGTCACATCGTCAAACAAAGGACCAACAGCAAGATTAATATCTCTACCACCTACCTCAACAGTAATTTTATTTAGAACGCCACTGAAATCGAAAGACCCGTTATAAGATTGGTAGCCTGTTGATACTCCAGATTCAGACAAGATGTCAGTGCCTGAAAAGACTGAAGAAGTTCCATTAAATCCTGAAACGTGCATGTATATTCTATCTTGAGCATCTTGTTTATCTACTTTAATTGTATATTTAACTTGTCCACCTTTATCTATTTGTAGATCAGATATGTCAACGGTGTTGATAAAAGTAGTGCCCATACCTGAAACACCCATATTAGATGTCGAGCTACCACTACCTGTTATCTGTGCACACTTATCAGAACCAAGACCATAACAAGAATTACCTGTAGGCATACTCGCTGGACCTTCTCCTCCCCAATCAATGTCCATGTCTCCCTCTTTACTAGAAGAAACATATCCATTAGATCCGTCTAATATATTTCCCGAGTCTTCGTTTGTAACAGTGGTGGTTGTAATAGTTTTTGTAGTCGTGGTTGTGGTAATTATTTCTGTGCCTTTGTCTTCTTCAGTTTTAACAATATTTTCAGTTTCTGTAATTGTCACTCCAGGAGTACAAAGACCCTCTACGTCAGGTAAACAGTCTGCTTTAGAATAGGAGCAATAAAGAAAGAGCCATAAGACCAAAATTCTTAATATCATTAAAATCTCCCTCTGGTTTTTCTTCTACACTAGCTTGCAGATATTCAGGTTTATATCTACTTCCATCTGGAATCTCATTAGGATTTTCTTCCCAATATGCTGCAGCTTCAGCACCTATCAAACCTTTAACAGGGCACGGAGTCCCTGCATCCATCATGCTCGTCCAGACACGAGGGTCTTGACAAAGTAAAGCAACAGCCGACACTTTCATGCCGTAGGAGTACTGAGATCGAGATAGCTTAAGAAGCTGACACAGCTCGTCGTCGACCAAAATTCCTGAAGCTACACCTAACACATTATTTTGCACACTTCCACCAACTCCAACTTTACATATATCTGAATTAGAATTTGCTATAACAGGTGCATTTGCGGTAGGTGGCGTTGAGTTGGTCACAACAGTACTCGACACGGTATTCGTCTCAGCGTGTAAATTTTTTTGAAAGAGAATTACAGAAGTTAAAAGGCTCATCAAAGCAATGATAAAATATATAAACCAATCATATTTCATTTAACACCTCCATCTTTTACGTGCTTGTCTTAATCTTGAATTAGGGTCTTTTGCTGCTTTTGGAAACTTTTTCATTTGTCCTGCACTTCTAGCACAGAATGATTTTCTTCTCTTTGCTGCTTTACTACCAGGTTTTACTTTACCTGTTACAGCAGTTTTTAATTTAGAACCGGGATTATCTCTTCTATATTTTTTAACACCAGCTTTAGTCATTCCCGCCCCTTTTTTAGTGGGGCGGAAATATTTTTTTGTCTTTGGTGGTTGCTTATCTGCCATTACGCAAATATACAGGTCAATGAAGTTACATTAGTTAATGTAGCATGTATTCTGTCTTCAAATCTCATACCTGTATCTCCAATGTAAGTTTCAATGATTGCTGTAGCTGATGCAGG